TCCGTAGCCCGTGCTGGGCGGTTCCAATTTGAGAAAAGTAACCAATGGAAAGGCGACGGCGTTGGGTATACCGCATTGCACGATTGGGTGTACCGGAAACTTGGTCGGCCCATGGCATGCGAACATTGTAAAGATCGGTTCTCGAATCAGCGGACGTTGCACTGGGCAAACAAGAGTGGAACGTATCGACGAGTTGCGGACGATTGGATGCGCCTCTGTGTATCTTGCCACAAAAAGTTTGACCTTATACGTAAGCAGAAAGCGAAGAAGCTATGACCCTCCTCCGCATCAAACGCTGGCTCATCCACAAACTCGGTGGCTTCATGGTGCAGGACTTGCCTACAGATCTTGCGGTTACGTGGCTCCACCGGCAGGCGAACGCTACGCTTGACCATGCAATGGATGAGCGACTCCGTGAGGGGTTCAAGACGAAGTACATATGACCAGCAAACAAACTAAGCAGTATTGGCTCACGCCACCCGATAGGTACGCCGCGCTCAACCATGAGTTCGCATTCGACTTTGACCCGTGCCCGTACCCTCGGCCGGCAGACTTCAATGGCCTCACGGTCCCGTGGGGAAAGTCGAACTACGTCAATCCACCCTTTCGTAAGGAAGACGGGCACACCGGATCCATGACCGCATTCGTGCATAAGGCGATTGCCGAGCACAAGCAGGGCAAGCAGGTTGTTATGATCCTTCCTGTGTACGCGCATATCAACCTGCTCCTCGAGGCGGGTGCTGAGGTTCGCTCGGCCGGCCGTTTCCCATTTCTCGATACGGAAACTCGTCAGCCTTCCACCCACCCACACCCGTGTGCGCTGTTTATTCTCCGTCCATAACCCACCTGTGAACATGGCCGCCAATTACTTCCATGCTGCTCGTAGCATCCCCACCCTCGAGGAGTGCGAGACGGCTGGCGCCTACGCATTCCGGCTACCCTCGTCCGCTATCAAGAAGGTCAAGCACACCCGCATCGTGCAGTACCCGGCCGGCACGAGCTGGCGCCTGGTCATGCTGCATCGGATGTCGAAGTCGTTCAGCATGCGCCTGCGGTTCCTTTTCCTCGGTAAGCACTACGTCGAATGATATTCTGCACCCACTGCCAGCGCGAGACGACGCATACCATGATCCTCACGGAACGCATGGCCGCCTGCGACCGCTGCGGTACCCGGAAGCCGGCCAAGACGATTATCCACTGGCAGACCTCGACACGACCGCCGATACCACCGGCACCCTTCGCGAAGAACTTCTAAGCAGAGTACACTGAAGCCATGAAGAAACGACGTAGCCAGCGCACACTATGATAGAGATTTCTCCACAGTACCATCGGCAATGGAAAGCAATTTGTCACACGAATGACGTCTATCGTTGTTTGTATCTGGAGTATGGACCAAACCTCACGAAGGAAAAATTAGAGATGCTGTTCTCAACGTCAATTCCAAAGGCACTCTATCCCATCCTGTTTGTGAAATATATGCGATTAGGGCAAGCATTCGAGCGGAAGCGAACTCATCAGCGGCTTGCTTCTGCTCGCCATCGACTGCAGTATTTTACACAACGGGTAATGACGGATGATCAATCTATTACTGCGTCGTCAGTGATCGCCCTCCTGAAGGAGCAAGACTTTTGTTGTGCAATTTGTGAAACGTATTTGGTACAGGCGGTACATAAGCAACTTGATCATATTCGTCCGTTGAGTAAGGGTGGGTCGCATACGCTGACGAATGTGCAATGGCTTTGCCGTACGTGCAATATCCGGAAGAACAATCACTATGCGGAAGAAGAAAAAAGTTAGAACAGGCCCGAAAGGGAACTGGAAAATGGATGGAGACACTCTCCGAAAATTAGAGACTGCTTTTGCGTATGGGGCAACCGTGGGAGAAGCCTGTTACTTTGCGGATATTGTGCCTGATACGTACTACCGCTGGAAGAAGCAAAACCCCGAATTATCGGAGAAGTTTACACGTCTCCTACAGCGTCCTATTTTGGCAGCTCGTAAGAGTGTTGTGGATGCTTTGCCGCATGACCCGGAGCTGGCGCTCAAGTTCCTTGAACGCAAGAAGAAGGACGAGTTTAGTCCTCGCACGGAACACACTGGTGCTGACGGTGAAGGGTTCGCCATCGTGATTGATAAACCGAAGAAGGTATGAGTCACGCTCTCACCTACGACCTCTTCATCCGCAAAGCACTTGCCGCCGGCTTCACCGATGACCAGGCAGACTTCATGTGGGAGTACCTTGGTGTGTTCTTTGAGAACATCATAATCCCAACTCTTCCACCATTGTCTGAAGGTGCACTCGAAGGGACACCCGAGCACCAATGAAGCTCATCCACCGCATGCAACCAGGCAACCCGTGGGTCTCGGCGCTCGTGTACTGGGATACCCGGCATGGCAAGCTAGCGTTCGGCACTGGCCCGAAGCACCTCGTTGGTACGTACCTGCGCGTCCTCATTCGGCTGCCCTTCCATAGAGCCTGGGAAGTGAGTGCTCGCACCCAGCCATTCCAGATCTTCAGCACGCTGCACCGCACCTAGCTGGCGTGGTAGACTGGAGGCATGAACATCCAACGTGGCCGCGTCAAAGGCACCAAGCGCTACGTGTGCAATAACTGCGGCGAGTACACCTGGTCGCTGCTGCCGCTGCTCGACGTGGTGTGCAGCCACTGCAATGGGCATGACCTGGTGCGGTACGGTGCCGGGCCGAAGCAGCCGGTCGTCGGGGGGACGGACCCAGTGATCAAGCAAATGGTGATTGACCACGAGCAACGCATTAAGAACCTCGAAGACCGCATACGATGCCAAGAAGGGCAACGAGTACCACCGGGCAGACGAACTACGCTATGAGATTCGGGTGCTCCGCAGGCTCATCAATGAGCGGAAGCAGCAATGTTTCCAGCTCAATTCGGTAACTTCGCAATACTGATAAGTTACTGAATTGGTGCTAACCTAAGCCACTTTTTCATGGAGCAAATGAACTTCTCTGATCTCGTGCACTTCACTGACCGCCAACAGGCGGCCACGGACGTTTCTGATACCAAGAAGTACACGCTCTACGGGGGCGCCATGGGTGGCGGCAAGAGCTACTGGCTACGTTGGCGTCCCATTCGTAGGCTCCTGCAGCTCGCTGAGCGGACCGGCCAGAAGGGCATCCGCGCTGGCCTATTCAGCGAGACGTACAAAGCCCTGCACCAACGGCACATCGTCAAAGTGCGTGAGGAGTTCCCGGCCTGGCTCGGCAGCTTCAGCAAGACCGACAACGAGTTCATCCTGCACCCCCGCTACGGCCGGGGCGTGTTGGCGTTCCTCAACCTCGACGACCCGGAGAAGTACAAGTCCGCGGAGTTTGCGGACATCAGCGTGGACGAGCTGACGCAGAACCGCATCGAGACGTTCACCATCCTCCGCACGCGCTTACGCTGGACGGGCGTGCCAGATCCGAAGTTCGCCGCTGGCACCAACCCGGACGGTATCGGCCATGGCTGGGTGAAGAAGTACTGGATCGACCGAGACTTCCCCGTCGAGGAGAAGGAGGGCGACGAGTTCGCCTTCGTACCCGCGCTGCCTGCGGACAACCCGTACCTCGATGCTGGCTACTACGCCACGCTCGACTCCATGCCCGAGGTGCTGCGTGCAGCGTACATGCAAGGCCGCTGGGACGTGTTCGAAGGCCAGGTGTTCCAGAAGGAGTGGGACCCGAGCATCCACGTCGTCCGACCCGACCAGTACCCGGTGCTGCCGCACTACCGCAAGTTCATCTGCTTCGACAACGGCTACGTGAAACCCGGCGCCATGTACTGGTGTGCGGTGGACTACGACGGCACCATCATCGTGTACCGCGAGCTCTACGGTCCCGGCCGGCTGTACAGCGACTGGGGGAAGTCTGCGAAGGAACTGTCGGGTTGGAACGACCTGGACCCCACGAAGCGGGAAGCAATCAGCTACCTCGTGCTCGGTGCGGACTCGTTCGCCCCAAACAATCAGACCCGGAAGACTGGCGTTGAAGACATGAAGGCGCACTTCCGCGTGGCCTACGAGCAGGGTGTGGATGACCGTATCCTCGGCCTCGCGCAGTTCCGGGAGCGCCTACGCTTGCGGACGGTCACCGCCCCAGACGGCACTGCCGTATCGAAGCCGGGCATGGTGGTGTATAGTAGCTGCACGGAGTTTATCCGCACCGTGCCCATCCTCGTCTACGACAAGCGGCACGTCGAGGACGTAGACACCAATCTGGAGGACCACGGATACGACTCCGTGCGCATGGGGCTCATGAGCCTACGCCTACCGAGTAAGTCGGAGAAACCCTTGAGCGACGTTGAGAAAAAACTGCTAGACTGGAAGCGTCAAGGGAGCCTCAGCCCCGGCAGCCTCAACGACTTCTACCGCGGCAGCCGCTAGCTTTCTCCGTAACCCATCCGTTCCTATGGCTATTGAACAGAAAACCATTGAACACTTCAAGCCGGCCGCGGACAACGTCACGCAGCCCGAGGTCAGTACGGAGCAGCAAGAGACCCACACGTGGCTTGATACCCGCATCAAGCAGCTCATGGGGAGCCGGAAGAACATCCTCGGCAAGGACGTTGACGCACTGTGGGACCACATCGATAGTGGGTACGTGCCGGGGAAGCTCGGCCGGGACAAGGAGAAGAAAGTACTCGTGAGCGATGATGAGCAGGGCTGGCGTTCACGGTCGGTCAAACTCGGGAGCGATAACTGGCAGAGCGACATCAGCGCGCCTGATTTATTCGTGAAGATTCAAACCGCGCTCTCAATCCTGGTTGAGCGCAACCCCGGCATCGTGCTCACCCCAGGGGCGAAGAAGTTCGAGAACAACACCATGGTCGCCAAAGACCTCTACGACACGAGCTGGCAGAAGGCGAAGTCCCGCAAGAAGATGCTCGTGCCGGTGATGTTCGACAGCCTCAAGTACGGCTTCGCGCTCTGGCGCACGTACCCGAAGCGCATCGACGGCCAGTATGAGGTGTACCGCGAGCGCATCAACCCGAAGCGCGCGTGGCTCGATGACCTCGCCACGGCCGACGACCTCGACAGCGCCCGCGACTGGTGCTGGCAGCTGGACTTCGGCTACGACACCTTCCGCGAGAAGTTCCCGGTGGAGGACTACCCGCAGGCGAAGTTCGTGAAGGGCAGCATCATTGCCCCGCCCGAAGGTGAGAGTGCCCAGGCGAGCATCCAGTACCAAGACGATAACATGGTGCGCTGCATATTCTACGAGAACAAGGAGAAGAACCTGCTCGCCGTGAAGGCGAACGAGCGGTGGATCGGCGTCATGACCATGCCCGCCTTTGAGGACGAGTCGCAGGACATGGAGCCGCAGCTCACCTGTTCGTGGGCGTACTGCTACCTGCGCGACCCCTCCACCCCGTACGGCATCGGCATCATCGAGGCGATGAAGGAGGACAAAGCCCTCTACGACAAGCTCCTGAACATGACCATGGACCAGCTGGTACTCGCCATCTACAAGATGTTCTTCCACACCGGCACGGACCAGAACGACGCGAGTGGGGAGATCCGCATTAAGCCAGGCGTCGGTCAGCAGCTCTCCAACCCGAAGGACATCGTCTGGAACGAGGTGCCCGGCCCGGGTGCGGAGGCGTGGAAGGGTATCGCCTTCGCCGCCGACCGCATGAACCTCGACTCCGGCATTACCGAGACCCTGCAGGCCGAGGTGACCGGCAAAACCTTAGGCGAAATCTTTCAGGCGAAGGACGCCGCGCTGAAGCGGCTGAAGACCCCGCTCGATAACATCGTCGCTGCGCTCGAGCACGACGCGCTGTACACCATCTACCTCAACAGCCTCATCTACAGCATCCCCGAGGTGATCACCCTGGAGGACCAGGACAAGATTGACGAGTACCTGAAGGAAGTCCACGCCGACCCGCAGCTGTACCAGTACGCGGAGGACGGGACGTTCCAGGCCAAGGTGTACCGCGAGGTGTACCTGAACCTGGAGAAGGACGCGGCCGGCAACTTCGTCGAAACCGAGGAGTCCCGCTTCCTGCGGCCGAAACCCGGCATCCTGAAGTGGCGCGGCATGGTGACCGTGCTCGGACAGTCCATGCTCGGCCACACGAAGGAGCTCGAGAAGCAGATGAAGCTGGAGATGGCGAACCTCATCCTGCCCCTCATCGAGAAGTTCGTCCAAGGCATGACGTTCCTCGAGAAGCCCATCCGGCAAATTCTGAAAATCTACGACGAGCGGTGGGGTGACTGGTTGCCCGATAGCCAGGGTGGATCCTCGCAGGACCAGCTCGCCGGCGTGACCCCAACTGGACCGGAAATGCCCCCGGCATTGCCCCCTGGAGCCCCGCCACAGGCCACCGGTGCCCCGGGCGCAGCGCCGGCGACCGGAAACACCCCAGCAACCGTCGTCCCACCCTCGGAGACGCGCGGTGGGCAGCGGCGGGCAACCGGCATCGTCCGGGGCGTCATGAACCGGCTCCTCGGTACTCCCAGCCAGTAACCAGTGCTACACTGACCTTATGTTCGAGCACCAACGCGCTCAGCAACTGAAAGCCCTCGCCAGCTCCCCGCAGTGGCAGGCGCTGCTGGCGTTCGCGACGGAGTACCAGGACCGCGTCAAGCGCGGCCGCCTGCCCATCACCCCCGGTGCAACGACCGCCGAGCAGGTGGGGGTGGACGCCATTCACCGTGATGGCAAGTCGGAAGGCGTGAAGGAGCTGCTCCAAGGCGTCATGCACGAGATTGAGACGCTCCAGAACCAACCGTAACCTATGGCCGACAACACTGCACGCAAGCCTATCGTGACCGAAGCGCGTACCACGTACCTGCCGCTCCTGCAGGGTGGCCGGATCCAGATTGACGTGAATTGGAACGCCGACGTCATGCCGTGCAAGGTGCTGCGCCTGACGTTCCCTGGCGGCGGCACGGGCCTCGTGAAGAAGACCGACCTGGTCACCATGCTCATGTTCTTCGCTGACCCGACCGAGATGGAGGCGCTCATCGTGAAGTCCATGAAACCGGTGCACAGCTACGAGACCATCCTCGGCATCACCGCGACGAAGGAGATCCACACGGGCGACAAGATTAACCTGCCTATCTCCGTACACTACCCGGCTGATGGCGACGGTCCTGTCCGTATTTTCACCAAGCAGTCTAACGTCATCGTCCCTCGCTCTTAACCCCCGTACCCCTATGGCGAAGAAGAAACCTGCGACCGCAAAGGTTGCACGACCCCTGAGCACAGCCGAACAGGCGACGCTCGCTGCGCTGCAGGCTCGCGCTGGCATCACGACCGCGCCGCCGACGATGACCGCTCCAGCACCAAACCCACCGCCGGCCCTTGCGCCGCAATTCTTCTCAGCTCCGGCGTCAGCGCCCGTCGTGCGCGCCTCGGTGGATACCTCCAGCATTGACGGTGAGATTGCTGCGAAGCAGAAGGCACTGCAGACGCTTAACGATCAGCTCAGCGGGAAGGTGGCGTACTGCCCCCCGGACATCCTCGCCATCGTCCACGAGGTGCTCGGCAACGAGTTCACTGCCGTCGTGCGCGCCCGTACGGAAGCGCCGCTCTTCGAGCTCGACATCACCGTCCCCGCGCAGTACTCCACCATGACGGCAGACCAGAAGGCGATGATTAAGGAAGACCACCGGGTCGTCGTGATTCAGAACGGCGACGGCTTGAACGCCGTGCGGAAGTACTGCGAGCTTGTCCGCGACGAGATTAAGCGCTCGCTCACCAACCAGCCCATTACCCCACCTGTCGTCCCTATAACCGCGTAACTTTATGGCCACACGAAAAGAAGAAAGCATAGCGGTCATTACCATTCGCAATGCTGGAACCATGAATCCAAAGACAAAGATTGCAGTCGGGAAGTGGATGCGGCAGCAAGCTAATGCCCTGACGTCCGAAGGGTACAACTACGCCAAGCGGTTTACCGCTCGGTACATAAAACCGTAATTCTATGGATAAACACACGCCAGACATGCACGCCATGAGCGGTGACTCGCCGTACGGCGGGCCCATGGAGGATACTGTTTCGAAGACGCCGATGAAGGAGTACCCGCAGTTCACCGTCCTGCTCAAGGATTTCCCCCAAGCTCGGGAATGGAAGGTTGGTGGCAAGTACTACATCATGGCCGAAGTCGTCCAGACCGAGCTTGAGGAGAAGGAATCCGTCACGAACGGCAAGCCCCGGAGCCTCGGCACGGCCCGCTTCTCCATTCGTGCCATCGGCGCTATGGAAGGCGGTGAGAAGCGTGCTACACTTAAAGGCAAGCAGATGACCTCCGACGGTTACATACCGGAGGCACCGGCACATTAACCAGCGCGTATGCCTGTCACCGTGAGCAAAAAGAAGTCCGGCAAGTACAGCGTTCGCACTCCCAACGGCGTGCACGCGAAGGGTACGACCAAGGCGAAAGCTGAGGCGCAAGCCAGACTCCTCCGTGGTGTCGAGCATGGGTGGAAACCAACGGGCAAGAAGAAGCGAAAGCTTCCCTCGTCTGATGGAGCCACGTACGCATAACCCCTTCACGTCTATGGCACTACTCAAAACAATTCGTAAAGGTCTAGACACCGCCGCTGATTGGTCCGGTGCGACGTCGACCGTGAAGGTCGGCGGCAATTTGGTGAAGAACGTCAAAAACGTCATTCAGCGGAAACCCCAGCAACCCCTGTACGATTCGAAGACGAAGGGCAGCACCTTCGCGAAAGACCTAGCCGGCATTGTCGGCCTAGGGACTGCTTTGCTTGGTGGCGTTGCCGGCATGGGCGCCAAGGCGGGAGTGAAAGCTGCACCGGCCGCAGCCAATGGTCCCACCCTTGCACAGAACCTGGCGCGCTTGCGTGCTGAGACTGTCGGCAAGAGCCAAAAATTACTCGATGCAGCAGAAGCAGCAATGCGAGATCTTCCAGGGTTCGTCCCCGGCATGCTGAACGGCAAGAAGCGTCAGCAAACTTCCAATGGTGTTATGTATCGAAAGTAACCGAAAGGCAGGTGAAATTATGACCACGCTACAACTGAATGTCGGTGAACTTATCCTTGGCCTTCGGCTCATCGATGCTCACGGCAAGAATGGCCTCGCGCTCTCCGAGCTCGGACACGCCCTGAAGATCCAGGAGAAGGTCCGCCTGACCGAGGACGAGGTGAAGGCCGTCGGCCTCACCACCGCCGTCACGACGCCAGACGGCGCAGAGATCCCGAAGGACTACTCCGGTCCCATCCTGCAGAACACGAAGTGGACGGACCAGAAGTACGAGAAGACCGTGGAGCTGAGCGACGACCAAATCAAGTTCTTCCGCACCGTCATCGAGAAGATTGACACCGAGAAGAAGTTCACGCCCGAGGAAGGCATCAACGCCTACACCCTCGCGCAGAAAGTCCTCGGCCTCAAGGCCGAATAACACCGTACATTCCCACATCTCCGGAGGACGCGCCACCTTTCGGACGGGTACTCACTCAAGTGCCCGTACCGTCAGACGTCTTTGGGGACGGGCGCGTCCTCCGGATGGCGTGTGGCGTGTACGGACACTGAAGCGAGTCTCCCGTTCGGGAACTCGCTTTTAGTGCTGGCCTCTTCATGCCAGTCAACAAGGAAGGAAAATCACTATGGCAGGAACCATTGGGCACATCCCGGACTTCACCCCTAATGATGGTGAACCCCCCGCGACCACGACCCCCCCAGCAGCGGCAACCCCGCCTGCTGAACCCGCTGCAGATGAGGTGATCGAACCTGAAACGATACCACCGGAAACCCCACCCGGTGATGTCCCAGGTGATGAGACCCTTCCACCCGCAGGCGATGTCCCACCCGAAAAGGGTGATGACCTCCCCCCTGCTGGCGGTGCAGCGAATGACGACCCGAATGCAGTTCAGGGCTTGAAATCTGAGGCAGAACTCCTCAGGAACGATATCGTCGAGTTACGCCGTACGCGCCGCCAACTCCGCGAGGGAGGGGAACCGGTCGAACCCCCCGCGGCAGCAGGCACGCGTCAGCAACCCGATGAGCCGGTTGATACTTCTGACATCCTTCCCGAAGACCAGGATCGAATGGATCGCTTCCTCAAGTCTCGGGGGTACGTCAAGAAGGATCAACTCGAAAGTACGCAAGCCGTGGACATGCAGAACACAGAGATCGACGCCT